TCTCTTTCGCCTGTCAACGCTGATGTCATAGCTCTAACAGCTTGTTCAGCTGGAATGTTTTTCAAAGAACCTATGTCTCCAGCAAGAACTGCGACTGTCTTTGATAACTCGGCTGACTCATCAGCTGTTGCACCCATAGCGTTTGTGACACCACCAGTGAACGATAAAAGTTGTTGTAGTTCAGAAGTTGTGAAACCTGCCTTATTAGCAAAGTCATCAACAAATGAACCTAAGGATTTCTCGGCTTCTTTGAATGTTACTTGGAAAGCGTTTGCACTTTCATCAGCATCAGAACCTAATTGTAGAAGTTTGACACCAGCAGCAGCTGCTCCAGCACTTAGAACTAAAGCACCTTTTGAGGCAACTTTCATTCCTGTGCCAAGACCCTTCATACCCTTCGATGCAATGTCTCCAACTCCACTAAGTTTATTGAGTTGTGCTTGTGCTGACTTGACTCCTCTAGTTAGAGCTTCAGTATTTAGAGCTATAGAAAGCTGTATAGGTGTTCTACCTCTTTTAGCCATTGTTTCTTATCCTTATGAAATTTGATAGTTGTTCTGAGTATTCTTGAAGTTCTCCGAAACTGTATAACTCTAACTCATATGGTTTGATGCCATAAAAATGAGTCAGGGCAGGAAGACTTTTTCGCCATTCTGCCCTTAGGCTTTTGGGATGTCTCCATCTATTTCGTCTTGGGTTTTTACTGAATTTATATTCAGCTGACCTAAGATATCATTGAATTTTATAGTTTTATCTTCGCGTTTAGCGATGACAAAAACTAAAGCTCCTAGAACTTCCATATCAAGCATTGATGCCTGACCTATTGCCTCCATTGCACCAAGCCCAGTGATTTTCTTTACTTCTTTCCACTCAAGCCCAGTAATATCTGAATAGTCCAACAGATATTGTTTTTCTCCAATCACAATGACTGGATATTCGTTATTTTCTGACATATGTCCTCTATTTCAATTTAGAAGGAAGGATGGAGGCTTCAGCCTTGCCATAAAGTCTTCCTACTAATTTATCTAATTGTTTTATGTAGTCTGCTTGTAGTTGTGGCAGCTTTTCAGCAACGACAGGGAAGATAAAATAACCTTCTTTTCGTTGTGGTTTCCACAATTTTCTTTTCAATGGATTTCTTACCTTTAGAGAAGCAGAAGCTCCAAGTTTCTTTGTCCCTACAGATTTTCTTATTGTTGTTCCATAGGGATTGAATCCACCGAACTCAACCAATCTTGCATAGGGGTGTTTTGCTGGTGTTCCAACTCGTACAACTACTCCTGCTTTGAGTTTCGCTGAACGAACAGAACTTGCTAACGCACCTGAATCTTTTGGTAGTTTTGACTTGATGTCACTAACTACGATTTGACCAAAGTTTTGGTTGAACTGTTTGTAGAGGTCGGTTGCTTCTTTTCCTAATTGGTCAATCAGCTTGACTTGATAGGCAATATCTACACCTGATACTTCAATGAGAGTATCAAGTCCTTTGATTTTGCTTTTTAGTCGTGACCTCTTCGACACTAGCTAATTGATGCTCTAGTGATTGCACCTGTTACTAACAATGAAGCTGAGAATGAGACTTTGTCTGAAGCTGAGCTGTCAATTGTATAGTTTGTGATAAGTGCGTTACCTGTGTATTTAGGTAGTCCTGAAGTGTCATTTGGTCTAAAGTCAAAAGCGACTGTAGCACCATCAAACATTCCAGCGATAGCTGCATCAGCTGTGCTGTCAAATGAACCACTTATGTCCATATTGAATCCAGCTACTGAAGCAATGTAGGCTTCGTTATCATCTCCAAAGGAAGTGACAGTTAATGTATTAACATCACGACTGAGAGACATTGAATCTACATAGCTAGTGAGAGCTGTGCCATCGATTGTTATTGCTGAATCTTTTCCTGCAATGAATGCCATTATTTTCTCCTAATAGTTATATATTTGATTACTTCTTGTTTGGGCTAAACGAAACTTGAAAGGTTGCAGCACCACCTGTGACAGTGATGACTAATCTGACATATCTATTGATAGTGCCAGTTGGAGCAATTCTTTCTGATGTTGTTCCAGTGATAGCTGTAAAACTTCCTCCAGTGACATCAGCAAACGAAGCGTTATCTGCACTAGATTGCAATTTAACTGCAATGTTGGCAGAGCTGTCAGCTGTGCAATGTAGAAAGGCTTGTCCACCAAATGTTGTTGATGAACCAAAGTCAACAGCTGTAGTAGTAGCTGTCGCACTTGTGTTAGTTAGAGCATATAAGCTCAAACCTCTTCCAAAATTATCTCCAGTGAATGTTGAAGAGACTCCAACAGCTTCACTCACAGAAGAGTCAATTGTGTAGCTCTGAATTTTTGAGTTCAAAACAACACAAGGTTCTCCTGCTGTAGTTCCATTTTGAAAAACTGTTAATGGGGTAGCTGTAGCTGTTGAAAAAGCATTAGTGAGTTCTTCGTCAACTGCGTCAGTAGAACCATCGAATAGACCTGAGATATCAAGGTTTGCTGTAGATATACCCTCTATATAAGATTCGTTATCATCGCCAAACATTGTTGTCGATATCGCATTCATATCTCTTGAAAATGAAAAATTATTGAAATAACTTGTGAGGTCGAATGCTCCAAATAGAACACCTGAGTTTTTTCCTGCAATGAATGCCATTATTCTTCCTCTTCTTTCAATTTATGTTCAGGAACTATAAGTTCTTGTTCAACCATCCATCGAGGTGGTTGTTTGACAGTGATTTCAGTTCCTGCTGGGAAATCTTTGTCTTTGATATTCAAATCTACTTTTGCAAAGTATTTGATTTTTTTATTAGCCATTATTTACTCCGATAGTATTGCTTCAGCTTCTACTTGAATTTCTATCTGACAAAATCTACCTTCATCAGATAATCCATTCTCTTCACTGAAACTTCTAACTCTTGAAACCAGTACAGCTCCATTAATTGTGGAGTCATCAGCTAGTTCATCTATAATTTCTTGTGCAAGTTCTAACGCTCTATCTCTTGCAGCAGCTGCGACAGCATCGCCAGCTCCAGCTTTCAAGGCATAGCAAAAGATAGTCATATCAAGATTCTCTTCATATACCTTGCCAAATGTCTCAAAATCCATACTTGAAGAACCATCTGCTAGAAATATCATCTCAGTTTTAGGAGCTTCATCAGCTGGTGGAAACTTGAACACTTTTACACCTGAAAGAGCAGCTCTAGCACCAATTTGTGTTGTTAGGTTATCTCTAAGTATTTTGATTTGTGAGTTGATAGCCATTTAGACTCCAAAGACCTTTTCAGAGTTTTCTTCTATCCATTGATTAACCTCTGGGATTCTTGTCGGATTTTTTAACCCACCACCTTGTGTTACAAGAGCGATATTTCCAAGTTCATCGTTAAACGAAGTAGCCCTGTCAGGAATATTCGAGGAAACGATTCTATCTACAAGAAGTTTTAGTCCAATTCTGTCCACACCATTTCTGATGTATTCCCATCCATATTCGTATTCAATAACCACTGGAAGAGGAAATGCACTTGTTGGCTTCTCAAAGAATCCATCGGTTCTGTGGATGAATCCAGCATTGTTATCAATTTCAAAGTTCGATGTCGCAATGCTTTCTCCAAGTACTGTACAAGATAATATTTTTGTTATGTGAAAACTAGGAGGGGAGATAATCCTATCACCTTCGCCTTCAAGTTTTACTCTGTTATATCTACTAACCCAAGAAACACCAGTCCACTGTTCAAGTAAATCAGTTATTTTTTGTCTTTCGTCAAGAATGGCTTCATCAGTATAGTCAGTGGCTGATGCCAACTGAGATACATCAAAACTTCTAGCTGAGGCTTCACTAAATATAGGAAATCCTATAACTTCGTGGGTGGTTCTTAGTTTCTGCGTTACAGTTTCCCAAGTTCCAGTCCATACAGCATATAACTTATTGACATCTGCTGTGTTAGCAATTCCAATGTCATAATAATAAAGACCAGTTGAGTCTTTGGTTGCTGTCTGTGCATTGATGATAGTTGTACCACCTTCATCGGTAACAGTTACTGTTACTGAGCCTGCTGCGTCAGTAAGAGTTCCATCGACAAAAGCTTTTACAGCAATACGACCTCTTGTGTCTTTAGGTATATGTCCAGTGCCTTGTGCTAATTGATAGCCAATCATTATTACTTCCTATTAGGTTTGGATTTAGATTTCTTCTTTTTGCCTTTTTTGGTATAAGGCATTAACTTTTTTCTTTTCCAGCTTTAGCTGAGGCAGTTTTTTTAGGAGCAGACTTGATAGCTTCAGCCCAACCTTTTTCAATAA